ATTTCAGTTTCCCTTTCTTTTTCAGGCGGATGATGCCGTTGGCGAGAATGGATGCGACTTCCTGAAGTGGTGAGTTAGTCGTCTGTGTTTCTTTCTGCATAGAGCCTCCTTTTGATATTTCTGCAGGGATTGCCTTTCCACTCTGTACATACGAGCCGGGAGCGAAATCCAGACCCGTTAAACTGGGGGTGGAAGCGTTTTTGATGAAAATTTCTTGCTTGGAATGGGTTAAAAGACAGATTTACAGCCTTTTTCGAGGAGTCGACGGAGTCAGTATTTTGCGTTGCCCGGACATGGACGGGTTGAATTGGCTGCGCTGATAGGACCCCAGGCTTATCCGCTTGCGCGGCCTGAGCGGTTTGCCGGAATCCCCGATGCCCGGCAGTGTCGCTCCCTGCATCGAGGCGGCAACCGCACAGCCGACCAGACAGTCAAGCCAGTGGTTGTCGGAGGCTTCGGGGCGAATTTTCCATTCGTCGACTTTCCTCCCGCGGCCTTCGGTTTTGACGCGGTATTCACTGGTCAGGTGTACGGCCAGAAGCTGATGGGCCAGCGCCTGGTTTCCGTATAACGACAAACATCCCCTGTCTCCCATCGCCACGGCAAACCGGGCATGGATGAAGCTTTTCCAGTAGTTGGCGTCGAACAAGGCATGCCGTACCGCCCGTTTGCCGCGGACGTTCGGGATCATCCAGTTGTGGCCGACCCGGTCGCCGGGCTGTTTGCGGTATTCGCTCATCGGTTTCGAACCGGCCCCGACATAGCGGCCGTGGCTGGGCAGCAGTATTGCCGAATATGTGTTTTGACGGCAGAACTGGTAAACAACATCCGTTGTCTGGCCCCAGTTAGCGTCGATCAGGCAGCGTTCGATTTTCATCATCGCCCCGTCGTCCCGCGGCCATTCTCTGCTTAAAAGCTCATCCGTCAACACCTCAAGCCCGGCATAAACCGAGCCTTCCAGCCCGGAACCGGACGCGGCGTCCTGCAAAGTCGGACGAGCGTCCCGCAGTAGAAAATATCTGCGGTTCTGCTTCGGATAGACGCCGTAATCCACCACATAGCCGGAAAAACACTCTTCCCATGCGGCCACCAGGTAATACAAAAGTTCCTTCTGGACATCGATGAACATTGTCAGGAAGGTTGCCCCGACCGGGATTTCACCGCGTTTCATATTGTTGAGCTTGGCGGCGATTTCGTCTGCAGTCATGATCGCGTCCTCATTCATATCCTCTGGTACCGGTTCATTCTGATACTCGCTCCGGAAAGCCGTCTCGTCCTGGAACTTCAGGTTCATGGCATGCTGCAAGGCGGAGATTTCATCGTGGTTAAATCTGGCATCCCAAGACACCTCCGCTCCAACGTCCATAGCTTCCCGGTTTTCTTCATAGAATTTTGTCGCCGCCTGGAAATTCCCGTCGGTGCGCAGGGATTCAGCTCTGATCTCGGCATATTTTTCCCAGAGCTTCATATTGTCCGGGAACTTATACACCATGCGTGTCTTTTCTCCGTTCCAGTCCGGATGCTTGTTTTTATCCAGGATGGTGTCGGCCATATCTCCCGGACGAATGATGGTGCATGGCATTACTCCAGAGATTTTTTGTCCCGGTCCCGCCAGTCCAAGGATATCCCCGCCAAGTACCCGGATTCTTTTTCTGGTCTGTTCTAGGGAACCGGCGGATTCTGAAGTCTGCGGATCGTCGATAATCACCAGCGATGGGCGCACGTTCCGACCATCGGAACGCTTATATTTCATTCCACGAATACGCCCGGTTATTCCGGCAACGCGGACGATGATGCCGCTGGCTTTGCTGTTTTTGATAGTCGGTAGGACGATTTCATTGCTTGTCCAGGTAATGCGGGTACGCACCCCCAGGTAAAGTTGTCCGGCACAGCGATTGGCAATTCCGTTAAGCTGATCTACAGGATAGCAGACTTCAGGAAAATCCTCCGCCAGAAGTTCGTTTACGTCCAGCTCAGTCTTGATGCTGTCGAGAATTTCCAGCGCGGCGCCTTCCGTCGCCCCAATCAGCGCGACAAACTCGCGATGACCATAGAGCATCGCCCACAAGCAGGCGGCTTCGGCAAGTGAAGTTTTACCCATGCCGCGAGGGAGCGCCAGCGCGAACAAGCCGCCGAATAATACTGCTGTTTCGATCTTGGTGATTACTTTGATGTGATCTTCGGACCACTCCAGCGAAAAAGTATCCGGGAAGTAACATTCGCAGAAAAGCCGAAAATTGCGCTCGCATTCCGCTTTTCGCCGGGGATTGCCGACTTCCGGCAAAGGCCCAATATCGCGGCCTAACAAGGATTGGTTTGCCTGGCGCTGGCGTTCGGCATCCCGGCGTTCTTCGTATGAACGCGCCGACGATTCGTCTTGCTGTGTGTGTTCCTGATCAAACATCCAGGCGATGTACTTGAGTAGATTGATGTTCCGTGAATTGTCGGAAGCGGCGATACGGAAGCCCACACGGTTGAAATCCCGGTAAATCCGCGCCTGCGGCAGCACGAAGCCCAACTCTGTGGAATTTATCAGCCGCGCCACTTCCACCGGGCGCATTGAGGACGGGTTAATTTGCGGCATCGTCAGTTTCCTTTGCCAGATAAGCGGCATAGTTTATGAGGTTGAAAGTTCCGTCGGGATTTACCGGCGCGCCGTTGGCGACATCGTCTCTGATTGTATCTTCCGACACCGTCCGGCAGCCGGAACGTTTCAGGAGTTTTACCAGGTCGGAAACCGGTAGCGCCGTAAGCCTCAGTTGCGGAGAATTCACACTATCCATTCGTCGTACCCCCATTCATCAACCACATGGCGGCTATTCCAGGCGACAAACAGCCGCCAATAGCGAAGCAATGAGTAGCAAGGCTTGCTTATTTTGGCCATAACCATCGCGTTCTCTCCCAGCCTCCGGTTGGCGGCATGGAAGTTCTGCTGGCTGTAATAGTCAAGCGGATAAAAACGCTGGGTGTACTGAAATTCCGCATCATGGATCAGGATCGCTTCCTCGGCAAAGCCCAAGAGCCGGGTCAGGATTTTCCGGATTGCTTTCGGAGTATGGTCGCCGCCCGCGCCGTTGTAGCAGGTGGCCAGCTCGGCATCGCTCAGATTGTCGAACCACTCCGGAACCTTTAATCCAATTTCCTTGATCCTTATGCGCATTATGTGTGCTTTCGCTGGGGATATCTTCAATATATTTTGATTCATAGCTGAAATTCTCCTTATATTTTTGGGGTTAACGCCTGCCAGTCGCAACCTTCGCCATGGACAAATTCAGCCCAGCGTTTGCGGATGACGTCGCAGTATTTTTCGTCGAGTTCCATCAAATACGCCTTGCGGCCGGTCTGTTCGGCCGCAATCAGCGTGCTGCCGGAACCGCCGAAAAAGTCCGCGACCAGTTCTCCGCGTTGAGAAGAATTTTTGATCAGGTAAACCAGTATTTCCACAGGCTTCGTGGTTGGATGGAGTTCGCTCCGTTTCGGACGGTCGAATTCCAACACGGTGGTTTGTTTGCGGTCGGAGTACCAGTTGTGTGCGGCTCCGTCCTTCCAGCCGTAAAGAATCGGCTCATGTTGATAATGGTAATCCTGTCGTCCAAGTACCAAGGAATCTTTAACCCAGATCAGGCATTCACGAAGCTGCAAGCCAGCAGTTTTACACGCACCGCGGAAATTATAACCCTCGGAATCAGCATGGAAGATGTAAAATGAAGCTCCAAGGTTCATCACTTCAACCGCGCATTTGAATGCGTCAGTCAGGAAATTAAAGAACGCCGCGTCATCCATATTGTCGTTCTGAATGGTTAAATGTTCAGCCGTGCCGCCTTCATAGGCAACATTATACGGCGGGTCCTGGAGCAGCAGGTTCGCTTTTTTACCATGCATTAATGCTTCGACATTAGCATTATCTGTTGAATCTCCGCACATTAGCCGGTGATTGCCGAGCTGGTAGATTTCACCGTGCTTACTGACCGGTTCATCCGGCGGTTCCGGAACTTCGTCCGGGTCAGTCATGCCCTCAACAACCGCGTCTGCGCCGTTAAGCAGTTTATCCAGTTCATCGGCATCGAATCCCAAAAGCGACAGATCAAAATCAGCCTGCTGCAGATCAGCCAGTTCCAGCGGCAGCAAGTCATAATCCCATTCCGCAATCTCGCCGGTTTTGTTATCGGCAAGTCTGTATGCCTTTACTTTTTCGGGCTGCAAATCAACTGCGACATGGACGGGAACTTCCGTCAGTCCCATTTTTTTTGCCGCCTTCCATCTTGTATGTCCCACGATGATTACGCCATCGGTGTCCACCACAATCGGCTGGCGGAACCCGTATTCCCGAATACTGGTAACGACTGCGTCCACCGCTTCATCATTAATGCGCGGATTCTTCTCATAGGGTTTGATTTCATTAATGTTTTTCAGCTCAATTTGCATAGAAACCTCCTGAATTTAGAGCCAGTTCTCGTGTAAGAACGGCAAGGGGTGAGATGCCCGGAACGGGCGAAAAAAGGAATTATTGTTTACCGATGCGCAAGGTTGTGCAACGGTAGAGTTAAACAGAATTAATAGAAAAAACGACTGTAAGGATAATCATATTCGCGCCTGCCGCCGTAGGGATCGATGGCGCGGAATACTTTTCTGGCGGAACGGTCACCGGTGGCGCGGCCGATTTCCAACCCGACCTTGGCTTCCACGGTTTTAGCGAAATTCCGCTGTTCGAACGGCGCGGACAACTGCTCCAGAAAAGTATCCGCGATCCGTTTGCCGAGGCGTTCCGGGTAACGCCGGACGGCACTCGGCGACGGTATCGTCAGGCGGCGAAACAAGGTGTCGTCAAAAGTGATGAACCCGATGTCGCTGCCGATTTGGATTCGTTTCGACTGCAGATACTCGAATGCTTTCTGCGCCTGTTCAACCCGGTGGAAGAATACGGAATCGAGCCGGATATTCTCATCTTCCAGCCACGATTTTAATAATTTCAACGCTTCCTTTTCATCCTGCGCAGAGCCCGTAGCCATAGGTTCAATGTTGAATTCCCGCAGCGCCTCGCGGCAGCCCCGAAGAAATTCGCCGCCGTTGTAAACCGGGCAGCTGATCAGGCCGATGCGTTTAAAGCGGCATTCGATCAGATGTTTCGTTCCATGATAGCCGCCGGCGAAATCGCCGGCGTCAACCCGCCAGCAGTCAGCTCCGTCCAAGCCACGCCCGATGAAAGTTACCGGAAAACCGTCCTTGACCAAAGCCGCCAGCGGCATGTAGCCATTGACCAGTTCCGGCGTTGCCGAGATCAACGCCCCGGAATAATGTCCAGCCGCAAGTTTGCGAATCATTTTCCGGAAACTCCAGGCATTGCCGTGGTGCTGCTGAATATCCAGTTTCCAGCCCGCGCACTGAAGCCAGACCCCGATCTCTTTCGATGTCCGCTGCCAATGCTCGGAATCGGTATCCGGCAAGAGCAGCGCCAGGCTTTTCAGGCTTTCCGGCAGTTCCGGACGCACCACTGTTTCGCCATTGAAACGGTTGGAAATCAATTTTTCTTTCCGCAGCAACTTCATGCCGATAGAAACGGTATTCCGGTGCAGGCCGAGTTCTCCGGCCAGCGTATTCACGCCGGGCAACGCTTCTCCCGGCCGGTATTCGCCGAGCCGGATTTTCCGGCGGACATAATCGGCAACAAACCGATGGCCGCGGGCCGGATTTGATTCGAGATTTTCTTTCGTCATAGCATCCTCCTTGGGTTGGATTAAAAAAATCATGAAATATGCCGTTTTCAGGACTTTGCACTTCTCCGAAAACGGCGATTAACAATTTAGTGTTTGAAAAATTAAGTATTTGACAATTAAATGGTTATAACAAAAACCTTGCACACCATGTCCTGATTTTGCCCCCATTTTTTGGGCCTTCAAAGGCAAAGTCTAAAAACGCCCGAGCCCCCCGTGTGCAAACTTTTTTGTCTGGCGTGGAAAATCGCCGGATTTACCCTCAAAACCTTAGTGCCGGCACTACTTTCCGGTAAATTAGAATTGCCCCGTAAAAAATATTTTTGCATGGCGCGCCGCCTGATTTTTGTTTGACTCCATGCGTCATAACCGTTTGATAATCAGGGCATAGTAATTTTTTATCACCTGCAAGCAAGTCTGCTTAATAGCGTTACCTCTTCCGCCGCCCTATAGAGGGTTATCACGAGGGGGGAACCAATTTTTTTCTCCCCTGTTATCCTCCTATCTCACTCGACGCCCACAAACGCGCAGAAACGCCCCTGTGGCGCAATTTAAGGCCGAAGTACGGTTCTATTACCCTTGCGCCGTTTCATGCGCTTTCCACGCGTGCGGCGCGTTATTCGATCCACTCCCAAGTTTTCCTGCGCTTTTTTGAGATCACCTGATTCACCCTGCGCACTGATACTCCCGCTATTCTGGCTATCTCGGCGGTATCCGCGCCTGATTTAGCCAAGGTGATGATCAGTTCGTTTCTGGGTTTAACCTCATCTTTGCCGGGAATGTAGAGGTTTCCGGTAAAATGCTCTCTTACCTGCTCAAGCAGTTCCGGCGGCAGGATGTCTTTGGCGTTGGCGTAGTTTTTGTTTTTCATGGCGTCTCCTTTGGTTAGGGGTTGACGTTGGTATGTAAAGCTCTTATCTGGCGACATAGCCAGTCGGAAACTATTTTTTAATTTTGGCTTCCTCATGCGCGGGCTCCCCCTTTGCATTTCACAGGGGGTAAATTACGGGGGCGTCTCAAACGCCCCGTATTTATCCCCCTGTTAAGGGGGGATAGATGTTGCTAAGTTTCCAGCATAGTTTCCACTTGATTTCGTTGTAAAAGACTTGTTTTTAGAGAATTACACCAAGACTTCAAGTGGAAACTGCGACACTTTTTTTGCCTTGTCGCGCCATTTGTCGCACTGTTCAGTTTCCAACCCCCGATTTTGAGGCTAAAAAGTGGAAACTGGCTGGAAACTGAAAAGGGTAATTTTGGAAACTGGCCTGTTCCAGTTTACACGTCAGTTTCCACCTAAAATGCATGGAAATTTCTTTTTAATTTGTTGACATATTGCCGTGAAGCTCCAGTCATTTCAGCGATTTCAGTCGACGATAAATCCGGATTATTGGCTAATAAAGCCGCCACCCAGAGACCTTTTTCGCCATCTGCACCGGGGCGATTTTTGACATACTGCATCGTCGATCCGGTCCTGATTTTAACACACAGCCCACGATCCATGGCCAATACCAGCATATCTTTTGCCCGGCGTTCCGGCATGTCGTAGTGCTGCTGTGCTTCGTAGACAACCGATCGCTCAGAGCACGGATCGTAGGTGGCCACGCAGTTATCGATGAACGCCTCAAGGCATGGAGCCTTGTTATCGACAGTCGTGTTTTTTCCGGGAATGAGCAGCTTGCTGACATCGACATTCTGTACCGGAATAAACAGCGGCCATTGCCATTGGAGCGATACCGGTTCAATCGGCGCCCAGCTGCGAATGGCGGAGTCCATGACGAAAATTCCCTCGAACTCATGCGGCCTGATAATCAAATGGGTATCGACGGCGCGAGACTGCGCCCCGGCACCGGAACCGACGTCGGTGACGCTTTTTAATGCCTGACTGCCTTTGCTGGAGTGATGGATCAGCACGAAACCGCAGTTTAAACACTCCGCATAATGATCGATGCGATTATAGATATCCGCGATGGCGGCATTGTCGTTTTCATCGACGCCGCCCGGAAGCGTCCGGTAAAAGGCGTCGAGTATGGCAATCTGGTATTTGTCAGACGGCAGATTCCGGAACACCTCTCCGAGCGAATTGATGTTTTTAAGCTTGCCGCGCATGGACATTATGTCGATATTATGGCTGTACAGCCGCGAATCTATTTTTAACGCTTCGCCGATTTTCTGATAGCGGTCGGTCAGTGTGTTTTCGAACAATTCATTATCCAGATGCAGAACACAGCCCTGTTCAACCGGGAAGCCTAGCCAGTCGATGCCGGAAGCGACGGAGATGGCCAAGTGCATAGCAAACCAGCTTTTTCCGACCTTAGGACTGGCGATGATATTCATGGTTTCGCCTTTCCGCAGCAGGCCGTGGACAACCGGCTTATTCAAGCCGGAAAATGATTCTATCATCAAATTAAGCGGCCTGATTATCCCGGTGTCGGCTGTTTGAATGATAGTTTTTTCATTGGATGTTGTCTCTGCTTCGTGCGTTTTACAGCCAAGGGATATTAACAGCTTCGATAAATCAACCTCGGGCAGTTCTTCAGGCTGTTTCTTAGCATCGCCTTTGAGTTCGCGCAAAGCGTGCCAATCGTTGTTAATGCAGCTGTTGTGATGGCACGTGAAGCCAATCGCGCCGTTTGCTTGCTGGATGATTACCGCACTGCGGTTGTCGTGCGCCTCGTTAAACGGGCAGACCGGCAACACCCATTTGCGGCCATCTTTCCAGTCAATCGGGCCTTCCGCTTCCGGGCAGTGTTCGGCGGTCCAAGCGTCAAGGTAAAACGTCGTATCGCTTGGAATTCTCTCCTGAACCGGAGCTACCACAGTTCCGGCGAGAGCCCGGAGCTTGTCAACCGGGACGATTTCAGGAGACGAGTCCGCTGGCGAGATGATTTTAGCCATCCGGTAAATACGATCGTCGACCTCATCGCCTTTGCGGTTCATCGTTCCGGACAGGCGCCAGATGCGGGCCGGATTGAACACCGTCTGGTCGATAGACACCGTATCATCTCCCATTGGAGCCAGCGCCTGCAGGCAGGCTTTGACAAGGCCGTCGTCATTTGCCGGCAGATCAATCCGGTACATCAACTGCGCCCCGTTGCCGGAATCCAGCATTATAGGGTCCGGCCAGCCTTGTGATTTCAGCTTTTCACTGACCTCAATCGCCTTATAGAGAGCCGCGTCGTGTTCGGCTTCTGATGCGGAAATACCGCTTCGGCGTACCGGATCGCAGTCGATGAGGAGCCAGCGGCGACATAGGATGTCAGCATCTGTCGTGGCCGTGTTGCGTTTTGCTGCCTGGAGGCGGTTTGCCGAACGCGCCAGCAGATCGGGATGTACCGGATTCGGTGTAAAATACACCCCGCTCGCGTCTATCCTCGCCAGCTCGTTGGCAACCTTCGGGATGTTCTCATAGGTAAAATAGCCCGATTCGATATGCGTATATCTAGCGCCGGGCGCAGTCGCATATAGGCATCTCACCTCAAAAACATCTCCGGGAGAAAAAACGAAATTGAGGATTGTGTTTATATCATTGCAATTATTCTGCATTTAACGTTCCATCTTTTAAAAAGTCACAGTCGCGGTCAGAGTTGCCGCAGCGAGCCAATAGATAAAATGTTTAATGTCGCCATGCCAGAGATAAACCACGGCGGCGGCAACGTCCAGGGTGATCAGGATAACCGGAAAAAGTTGTTTTATAGTCATATTTTTACCTCAAAATGGGATGTCGTCGTCATCGAAATCGTCAGGCGAAAAAACATTGGAGCGTTCCTGTTCCGGCAGATCGTTCCAGCCGGGTTCAGGGCAATAATCCGGAGGCTCGCCTAACTCATAGTCAACGATACTGGGGAACTTCTCTCCGGCCACCGACTTGATGATTATCTTTGACGGCTTTGCCAGGGCTCCGTCATCGGCCAGGCGGACGGCTTCCACAGCGTTATTCGGCGGCGCAATCTTAGAACGCCGTTTCCACCAGGCTTCGAATTTTCGCTTCGCATAGCCGCTGTGCTCCGGACACACCCACTCGCTCTCATAGCGGTTAAAACCGGTGCAGTACTCTATTCTCATAGTCTTAGGAGCATCGTCCGGGGCGCCGCGCTTGTGATGGACGCTGTACTCGACGCTGTGAACGTCATAATCGAAATAGCCGACTTGCCCAGAAAGCACGCCTGCGGATTCCGCACGGGCGGTGATGTTGCTTTTTTCCGGCGGCGGGAACTCATAACCGCATTCAGGACAGGTCATATAGGCAGCGTGGATGAGCGCCAGGCATTCCGGACATTTCTTGGCAGGGGCCTCGCCGTTGCTGCTACCGGATTCCTTGACCTGGATCATATCCACTGGCCCGTGACGCATGATGTTGCCGCCGTAATCCAGAATCAGGCAATCTTTTTTTTCCGGATGCAGTCTGGTCCCGCGCCCGACCATCTGCACCAGGAGCCCGGCGGAATTCGTCGGGCGTAGCAGGACGATACAGTCGGTATTGGTCGCGTCAAATCCGGTCGTCAGGACGTTGACGTTCGCCAGATATTTCAGCGGAGCTTTATTGCTGAAAAAGTCGGCCGGGACTTCCTCTCCTTTAAACCTCGCGATAATTTCTGTCCTGAGTCCGGGTGAAGTCGAACCGGTAACGATGCCGCACTCGGTTCCGGAGTATGCCGCGATCTTGTCAGCTACATGGTGACAATGCTCCACGCTCGAGGTAAAGATCAACA